CCGCACTGATGAAGATCAACTGGCAGGGTTGACCTATGCTGACCTGGAACTGGCCATGCAACAGGATCTAGGCAAAATCACAGTCAATGGTGATATTGAACAGCATAATCTAGACTGTTATCGTGCTATTAGAGCTAGAAGTTTACACAAGATGAATCCTATTCCTGTGTTTAAAAAATCTTGACCGTGAACAAAACTCACGATAATTATATACATCTATTAAGGAAAACATATGGCAAAAATTGGATTTATTGGAATTGGTAAACTAGGTTTAGACTGCGCAGAAGTGTTTGCAGAAAAGCACGAAGTTCGTGGCTATGACATTTACCCACGCACCAGCGATAGTGTAAAAGTCTGTGATATCGCAGAACTTGTCAACGAAAGCGAATGGATTTTTATTGCCGTTCCTACTCCTCATGCTGAAGGCTATGACGGATCTGTTCCAAGCTCACACATGGAACCTAGAGACTTTGGGCATGAAGCAGTGTTAGATGCTATCGCCAAAGTAAATCAACATGCTAACGGTTCAAAGAAAGTTGTGTTGATCAGTACGGTATTGCCCGGAACGACTCGTCGCAAGTTTATTACACAGTTGGATCCCCGACATCAATTCTGCTACAATCCGTATTTGATTGCTATGGGCTCTGTGAAGTGGGACATGGCCAATCCAGAAATGGTTATTATTGGTACCGAAGACGGCAGCTTGACTGGCGTTGCTGGTGAATTGATCGACTTGTACAAAACAATCATGAACAACGATCCACGCTATGAAGTTGGCACCTGGGACGAATGTGAATCAATCAAGATTTTTTACAACACATTTATTTCAGCCAAAGTTGGTCTTGTAAACATGATTCAAGACTTTGCATTAAAAATCGGTAATATCAATGTTGATGTCGTTACCAATGCACTTGCTCGTAGTACCATGCGTATCATGGGACCCAAGTACATGACAGCGGGCATGGGCGATGCAGGCGCTTGTCATCCCAGAGATAACATTGCTCTGCGTTGGTTGGCACAAGAGTATGACATTGGCTATGATTTGTTTGACACAGTGATGCATGCTAGAGAAATTCAAGCTAAAAATCTAGCCGAGTTCCTGGTTGAACAGTCTGATCAAACAGGATTGCCTATTATCATTCACGGTAAAGCCTACAAGCCAGATGTGCCTTATTGTATTGGCAGCTATTCAACATTAGTAGGCCACTACATCAAAGAAGCAGGACGCACAGTAAAATATGTAGATCCACTGGCTGATGATGATACTGATGTAGTTGCAGGTGTTACTGAGGCCGCAGTGTTTTTATGGGCACACAATCGTAAAATTACATACGAATACACCGGTGATCAAAAGGACACACAACCTTACTGCTACATTGCTCAGGGATCTGTTATTGTTGATCCATGGCGTAAACTCTCCAGCACTGATGGTGTAACAGTTGTACACTACGGAAACACACGGTCTTAATGGGCGCAGGCTACCAAGGCAAAAAAGCAATGAAATGGGACAACGACGCGTCTTTTTATCGCAAAGCAGTATGGGTAGAAAGATTCGCTTGGTTGCCCCGGCGTTGTAATATATCAGGTCGTAGACTTTGGTTAACAAAAACTATGATGGGTGTGGCCATGTGGACCGGCCCTGGTGATCCAGTGTTTGAATTTAAATGGCACGATATGAAAGAACATGTATTGTTCTTGTTAAAAGGAAAGCCCGATGGGAATATTTGATAAGTTGTTTAAAAAACCCAAGCCAGTGGTCAAGCCTGAACCCAAGCCCAAAGCTGAACCCAAGCCTCCAGTGAAGACTGCCAAAGAAATTGCCACAGAAAAAGGCGAGCCTTGGGTTGATATTCTCAGCATGGATGTGGATCCTAACAATCTACACCAAGGTGCGTTTGAACTGGACTGGAATGAAAAGTTTGTAGCAAATCTGGTTCGTGCAGGTTATCAAATGAAACCTGATGACACTGACAATGAAATTGTCGATCGGTGGTTTCAAGCAGTATGCCGTAATGTAGTACTTGAAACATGGGAGCAAGAACAAGCAATGAATCCCAACAGAGTTATTCGTAGTAAAGACATTGGCGGCGGTCGTAGTGAGGTAAGTTGATGGAATCACTCAAGCCACCACGCACAGTCAAGTATTATCAATTAATGAAAATGGCAACTAAGACTGGCTTGAACATTTCACCATGTGGTACTATTCCCAGTGGCAACAACTATATTGGCACTGGTATGTATACAACCTTGCAAGAGGCTGAACACAATCGTACAATGGAAACCTTAAAAGACATGGACAGCAGCTACAACTCCTATCACATCTTTGAACTAGAATTTCCCAACCCGGTATATAAAGAATGATATTCAATCACATTAAACAACTCAAAGCTGAAGGTAAAAAAATTGGCATTACCTTCAGCACATTCGACATGTTGCATGCCGGGCATGTGGCCATGTTGAGCGATGCCAAGAACCATTGCGATTATTTAATTGCTGGATTGCAAACAGATCCTACAATTGATCGTCCTGATACCAAAAACAAACCTATCCAAAGCATAGTAGAGCGTCAAATACAATTAGCAGGGTGTAGGTATGTAGATGAAGTAGTGATATACAGTACTGAACAAGACCTAGTTGATATCTTGCTTACCCTACCAATTGATGTGCGTATACTTGGTGTTGAGTACGAAGGCAAGCAATTCACTGGTGACGAAGCATGTTGGAAGCGTGGTATTGATATTGTATTCAATGGTAGAGATCACAGTTTCTCTAGTTCAAGTCTTAGAAAGCGTGTGGCTGAAGCAGAAACTTATAAACTTTTATCAAAACAATGATATTGTATGTGAATGGTGATAGTCATACTGCGGCAGCCGAAGCAGTGAACCCGTATGCGTTTGCCGAAGACGATGATCAATATTTTTACATGGGTCGTGTTGCACACCCAGAAAATTTACAAGTCAGCTGGGGTAAACTGTTGAGTTTGTCTTTACATTGCGGACTTCATTGTGCAGCAGAGAGTGCCAGTAGCAATACTAGAATAATGCGCACCACAAGAGAATGGATTGCAGCCAATCCCAAGCAATTAGACACTGTATTGATTGTTATCCAATGGAGCACATGGGAGCGTGAAGAATGGTTGATCGATGGTGTATATTACCAAGTAAATGCATCTGGCATAGATCAGGTTCCGCCTGATTATCAACAACAGTACAAAGAATACATCGCTAATATCAACTGGCAACAACGAACAGAATCTGCACACAAAGAAATCTGGGAATTTCACAAAGAATTACAAGCACAAAACATTCGTCATGTGTTCTTTAATGGCAACAATGATTTTTCTCGAATTCCAGATTTGCAACAAAAAGTGTGGGATATGTGCTACATTGCACCCTACGATCCCACAATGACATTTGATTATATTATCCGAAAACAAGGAATTGACACAGTTGCACCCAATTCTTGGCATTTTGGACGAGAAGGCCATAGCTTTTTCCACCGTTTCATGCTACTATACATTACTGTTAATAACTTCATTTAAGGTTTCTTATGCGTTATGTGCTGATTGATACAGCAAATATGTTTTTTCGTGCCCGACACGGTGCGTTTCGCGCCAGTGATCCGTGGGAAAAACTAGGATTTGCTTTGCATGTTACCTTGATGGCCGCCAACAAAGTAGCCCGTAGATTTGAAGCAGATCATGTGGTTTTCGCACTAGAAGGTCGTAGCTGGCGCAAAGATGTCTACAAACCCTACAAAGCAAATCGTGCAGTAGCCAGAGCTGCATTGACCGAAGCAGAACAAGAAGAAGATAAAATGTTCTGGGAGGGCTATGATGAATTGACTAAATACTTGTCTACACGAACCAACTGTAGCGTTATTCGTCATGCCACAGCAGAAGCAGATGATATCATCGCTCGTTGGATTGCATTACACCCCCAAGACGACCACATTATTATATCAAGTGACACAGATTTTGTCCAGTTACTGGCCACCAATGTAACGCAGTACAATGGCATAACTGATGAATTGTTGACTTTAGAAGGAATATTCGATGCCAAAGGTAAGCATGTCATTGATAAGAAAACTAAACAAGCAAAAACCTGTCCGGATCCGTCGTGGTTGCTATTTGAGAAGTGTATGCGTGGAGATAGCTCAGACAATGTATTCAGTGCGTATCCTGGAGTTCGTGAAAAAGGGACAAAGAATAAAGTTGGTCTCCGCGAGGCCTTTGCCGACCGAGACAAGCAAGGATACAATTGGAACAATCTCATGTTGCAACGATGGATGGACCCAGACGGAGTAGAGCATCGTGTGTTGGACGATTATGCACGCAATCGTACATTGATCGATCTCACTGCTCAGCCTGACGACATCAAAGCAGAAATTGATGCTGCTATTTGCGAACAGATATCTCACAAAGATGTAGGACAAGTTGGCGTTAGATTTATGCAATTCTGCGGCAAGTTTGAATTGAATAAGTGTAGCGAATCAGCAGACCAATTTGGTCGCTGGTTGAATGAAACATACAAAGGAGTGCTTGAAAATGCTAGTAGCCAAACCAGTAATTGAAGATGAATTTTGGATCTTACAACAAGATGATCGAAAGGTCGGTAATGTTGAAGCCTGTGCCGACGGATATCAAGTTCGTATCAACAATCAAGTTGCACAGTACAAGACCATTCGCATGGTGGAAGAAAGATTCAAAGTTCAATTTGAATCACTGCCAGCAACAAAGACCAAGGCAGATGTCAGCCTGGTGCACGGATATCCTGCACAGGGTCGAGTACACAATCCTGTATGGGATGTTAGACACAGACTTCCTATCTACACCAAGACAACCAAAAGCAAGAGCTGGTTCGCAGCGGGATGGTATTCAGTGAAAAAAGGCCGTAACTGGAAAACGGTTCAGGACCCAAAACTTATTGTACTAGAACGATATCCTTATCGTGGACCATATTATACCAAGGACTTAGTAGATGACCAATCCATTTAGAGATCAAGAAAAATTCATGTGTGCCTGCGATCAAACTGTTGATGAGCACAACGACCAACAATACCGATTGTATTGCAATCTCATAGCCGAAGAGTTCACAGAGCTCAATACTGCTATCACTCAAGGAGATCGAGTAGAGCAATTAGATGCGCTCATCGACATCTTGGTTGTGACCATTGGTGCCATTCATTCAGGAGGCTTTGATGGAGAAGGTGCATGGAAAGAAGTTATGGGCACCAACTTTGCAAAGATTGACAAGGTCACTGGCCGGGTTCGTAAGCGTGAAGATGGCAAGGTGCTCAAGCCTGTGGGTTGGGAACCACCACAACTGGGAAAATTTGTACAATGATGCACATACAACGATTCATTGAACGCCTGCAAGGATTCGACGCCAGAGCCGCTAGAGACTTTACTATGCCACTGAAAGATGCCAAAGATCTACATGCCGATATTACACAACTGCTGATTGAATTAAAAAAATTGCAAGAAACAGTAGTAAATGCGCAACAAGACGAGGTTATTGTGGTAAAAATGGACGGTGGGAAATTCTAAAACTGCATATATTTGCATATAAATAAATGTAGGAGTTTATTGATGAGCAGACCCAAGCCAAATGTTATTATAGAGCAAACAAACCGTACCACTTACAAAAGTGAACAGGTGTTGGCCAGCGAAGGCGTATGGGCAGTGTTCTATGATTCTAAACCCATCAACCTCAAGACTTCGAACCTTCTTGTGCAATATCCTGGGCCCAAGTACAAAAAAGTTTCATTCTCCAATCCTGGACATGCAAAAAATCTGGCCAAAAAACTCAATGTACAATTCAAGACTGACAAGTTCACAGTGGTATTGTTAACACAAGGTCAACAGATATATCCCTAATATCATGTACAAGTCAAAGATGATTGTGTTCGGCGACAGTTGGGCACAAGGTTCTGAATTAGGTGCAAATGAAAAAACTTTTGGTGAGCTTGTATCTAATCAGTTAGGACATGACTATTTTTCTAACTATGCAGAACCAGCGTCATGTATCTCACATTTGATTGTAAAATTAAAAAGTTTTTTAAAAAGAAATTCTGAAGTAGGCGAAGATTCATCCAAGTTTGTTGCAGTATTTTTCTTGACCGCACAAGAAAGGTCAATGAATAATATAGATGGCGATTGGATATTTTACAACGCCAGTGGCGGATATTCTCCCAACAGCAAACACAGAGAAGCGGCAGATATAACCAATGATTATTATTGGAAATATTTTTATAATCCAGAACAAACAAATATCATAACCAACAGTAACATTATTGCGTTACAGGCAATTTGCCAACAACACGGAATTCAAGATTTTTACATAGCCGGCTGGCAACAATTTGATTTGTGGCCAGAAGTAGATCATTCAAAAATATACAAAGATGGCAAGGTCAGTTGCGCCGATTTACTTGGGTTAACCATTGATGATGTTGTAGACCGTAAAAATCCTTACATTTATCCAAATGATAGTCATCCAAATCAAAAAGGACACCAACTAATTGCTGATCGATTAGTTGAATGGATTACCAGTGAGCAACAAACAATCGCTCACTGAGGCACTTGTAGCACAGTTGCCACCTGAATTAGGCATAACTGTGGTTGACGCATCAAGCACATGGTGGTATAATATAAGAAAGAACGGTGGCCTGAGGTTAAGCGAACGCGGTTATCAGGTCTTAACTGAACATCTTCATTTTGAAACTTACAAGATAAACCTAGAAGATGTGCGTGTAGACTTGCCGCTGATACTAGAAATGGATCGTAAATTTCAAATGCCCTACTATTTCGAAATCAAAAAACATCGTGTTAAAAGTTTGATATTGTTTGGCAGCAAGGAAGCAGTGATGATCAATATGTATGGCGATGTTGTAAAATTTTTAAAGAATTATCAACCATGAACAAGAGTCCCAAGCGCAACACTTTTCAAGTAGAAAGCTACATTAAAAGAACCAAAGAAAAAGGCAAAGAACCCAATCCAGCATATTTAAAAATGTGGGAAGACTTTCGTAAGATCGACGAACAACGAGAAACCGACACAGAATGGCAAAAGAACAACATGGAATACGATCTAAGATCTACTGCTTGGATCTGTGACAAAGTCAAAGCGTCTGACGCCTATGCCCAGAACTTATATGCAGCCATGTGTAACATGCAGTTTCAACAAAATGAAGTATGGCCAGTGTTGAAAGATCAAAGGTGGAGTTGTAGTTGGCGCCATGCAGGTGGAATCATTGCTGACATGTGTGAGCAAGGTGACTACATTGATTGGTACTGTTCAGGCATAGGCGGGCTTAATCAAGAATACGACATCAAGGAAACCGACGAGGAATGGCAAAAACGAACTGGCTTTGTTCCAGAAGGCACAGTCACTGATGAAATTCGAGCAGATTTATTAAAGCTGGGCTGGGTTCCTATTGAGTGGAAAGATGACTAAATTTTTAACTACTGATTTTGAATTTAAACAACAATGGTTTGCTGATCTTAGATTGTTGGCCAGCAAAAATTTATCACAGGCCCACTTGATGCAACATCAACAAATGGCAAAAAATGTGCTTGATCTAGCAGGAATCAACAACAATGCATCAGGTGCACACAGTCATATCAAACCCGCTGACACAGTAGAATACCATGATCAAACCATAACAGGTAAAAAGCATTGGGTTAGTAATGCAGCTGATGCTGAGTATGGAGTTTTTACAGTAAAAGGATTTGATATTGTTTATGTTCCAGATTTAAAAGCATCGACTAAAATAAATTTTATTGATACCCTGGGCATGGAAGAAACTAGAACTGCTGATATTGAATTTGATCATACGCCTGCTGTAAAGTTGTTTAATAAAAGCAATGCTGGTGTAGCACAATTGTTTCATATTCATGACATATGTTTTATAACCAATCAATTCGGAGTGGCAGAAGGACTATACAAAAATACAAAAACATCGGATCCAATGATAGAACTTCAATTAAATGCATTGAATTTATTGTGGGAATCACTGTTGCCAATTTCTGAAATAAAAGAAGTTGACAGACAAAAACAAAAACAAATCGATACTGTGTACGCATTTGGAAAATTCACTTTAGTCAATGTGTTGGAGCATGTGTTAAAGACCAGCAGCAGCGGATTGTATAACACCAATGCGGCAGGACATCAACTGTATAAAGATGCATTGATTTACTCTTCTCATGGAAGAAATTTACAAAAATCTTTTGAAAAGGAGTTTGTAACAACATACTAAATAACTATATGGATAATGTATACTTAGGATGTTTAATGGTCGCAATCATATTTGGTTGCTGGGCATGGGACTGGTATAACAATCATATGAAGTAAAGAATAGTTGTAATCCCTTCAAAGCGAAGGAACTCAAGACGGGGGTGCGAATCCCCCCAGGTCCACCATAAGAGCATAAATTTACTTTGGTATTGTGTTTTTATGATGGGCCTGCATAGTTTCGATTGGGTTAGATAGTAGAGACGGCAACTCAGTAGGCGATGACTGTAAATCAAGCAAAATAAAGTAAATGCAAAAACATCTACTGGCGAAGTAACTGTATCTGGCAAAGGCGTAAAGTTCTCTGCTCGTTCAGTAAAAGCCGAATCTTTCGCAGTCTAATCACTGGCGTAGGGTAGGAAATACCTAGTAACAGAAACAAACCAGCCCGCTTCGGCGGGTTTTTAATACACTATACAGAAATGTTAATAAATATTAAGTTGATCTTAGATCACTCTCTTAAAGGAAATTAAAAATGAAGAAAATCGTAATTGCAAGTTTAATTGCATTGGCAGGATCAGCATTTGCTGCATCAGTTACACTTGAAGGTGTGAATCAAATTGGCGACCATGGTGATGCTAACTCATCAAACTCAAGCATCACTGTTAAAGAATCTCTGAACAATATGCTTGCATATGATCTTGGAGTTCAGCAACAAGTTGCCGCCGGTACTCATGCGTTGACAACTCGTGATGAAGCTGGTCTTACAGCCGCAGTGCCAGTTGGCCCAATTGGTGTTTACACTCGTGTAGCAGCAGGTGCTAGATACACAAATGTCACTCACTTTGGTTACTACAGTGTTGAGCCCGGTGTTACATACACAATTGGTAAGGTAACTGCCAAGGTCGGATTCCGTTTCCGTGATGCGTTCAAAGAAGCCAATCTAGATGCAACACGCACAACTCGTACTGGTGTATCTTATGAGTTGACAAAGAAAGATGCAGTTGGATTCCGTTTCGACCGTGTGACAGGTGACAGTACAAATCACAGCTACAATTTTAACTATACACATTCATTCTAATTCCGAATTAGAAGTTACTAAAAGGCTCTTCGGAGCCTTTTCTTTTGGAATCTTTACATTAGTGGTCACATTTTTGTAATGGTTACTACTATAAATAAGGTTGAGTGATTGGCACTCATTATAATTCCAAAATAGGAGCTCGAAATGACAGACGAAACAACATTGCCCGAAGACGACGAAGTAGATACAACACCAGAAGACGATACAACTGATATAGATACTACCGAAGACGATACAGATACAAGTGATGATACCACAGAAGATGATACAGATGACGAATCAGATGAAGAAGACGAATCAGATGAATCAGATGAAGATGATACAGATGACGAATCAGATGAAGATGATACAGATGACGAATCAGATGATACAGATGAAGAAGACGAATCAGATGAAGATGATACAGATGACGAATCAGATGAAGATTAATTTATAATTGTGTAATAAAAAGGCCCTTCGGGGCCTTTTCTATTGGTAAGTATACACCTATGTGCGGTATACTACTAGTTAAAAGTAAAACAGAAATTGCGTTGG